CTCATGAATCCCTATCAGACTATGTAGGGCTGTCATGACGTATGAAGAGTTTGCCAAAGTACTCAACCAAGCTGGGCCAAAGTTTGAGAAGTCCCTGAAAGATGTGTCTATAAAGTCTGCATTTCGCTTAGAAGCCGATGCAAAACTGAATGCGACTACATACCCCAAGGTCATTACAGGACGGCTCAGAAGCTCAATACAGGGCCGTTTAGATCAAGGAAACATCCTTCTTCAGGCAGGAGGTCCGGCAAAAGGCCAGACTGTCGACTATGCTGGCTATGTTGAGTTCGGAACAAGCCGGATCGCCCCAAGGCTATTTATGGGTCGGGCTGTAGATAAAGAGCAGCCCAAATTACAGAAAGAGCTTGCTAAGCTGCTGAAAATAGCTTTCAAGAGGTAGGAATGGCAGATAGCACCATCGTCAAGGTTCATAAAAAGATCGCCGAGTTGATCGCTGCTGACTATTCAGGTGGTCATAGTGAGGTTTCTTTAGTTGGTAAGGTTGTTCGGGGCTCTGTTATTGAGCCACCCTTCACGCCTTACGCCTCAGTACATTTCCAGGATGCTATTGAAGAGTTTGGCGACACATTGGGACGATACAAAACAGACTCTGTATTTGAAGTCTATTGTTTTGCTGCTGGTGGTAATCTGATGGAGAGAAATGATGCCTCTCTTAATCTTGTATCTGACTGTATCAAGGCGCTCACAGCAAATAGATCTCTGGGGTTGAATGGCCTAATTGATGACGTGAAATGCAGCTATCTGGCTCTTGATGGTGACAGATATGGTATAGATGGAGTGGGGATCGGCTACATTCGTGTAGAGGTCAAATTCCAGACGGATACAGGAGCATAAGCATGGCGGGCAATTGGTACAATGAAAGCTGGAAAAGACGCAGTCCCGTAGCTGTATCCGCTTTGGGTGGTGGTGGCTCAGCTGGAACGGTTGATGTAGAGATTGACATACCCAAAGACTGGGATGAGTTCTGGGATTCTATCAGATCCGATATGTTTGACGTAGTAGCTGTCTCAAAGACTGGCGGCCTTCTCAACTTCAGCCGCAAAGCGGGCGCTAACTATGCCACCAGAACTTTAACGATACAAGTCGACACCTTGGCGATATCTAATGATGATGCCATTTCATATATATATATATATTATGACAACTCATCAGCATCAGATCAGGCTGTAGCAACCACGATCAGCAGCCCCAAGGCTGGAAATATATTTGTAGGCGCTCCGACGGGTCGGATAGTTCAGAGCTTAGCAAATCGCTCAGCTACAGATGCCCCACAGTCAACCTTTAGCAAAGCGACCATAGAAGAGGTCAATGTATGGTTTTCTGTTGGTTCTCTGCTGATGGGTCGCTTTGCTACCTACAATCAAAGGAAGCTCTTTGAGGGCATCGACTATGTGCAAATCAGAAGCCTGGATGCTTCTGGAACTGATGACGCTGGCCGCTATGATGAAGGCGAAACCCGGTTCATAAATGGCTGGGTTATGGCTCGTTCAAAGGGCGGCGCAAACAATACAGACTATACGCTCGAAGCTTTAATAGTCACAACCACCAACCAGAAATTCAGTCTCAGAGCCTTAATACAGGTTAGAGATCTGCTTCCATCATAGAGAGGTCAACATGCCTGTTATATTAGGTCGGAATTCATTTGTACGAATCGGGGAAGAGTCCACTTATGGCGCTGGCTCTTCTTCTGCTAATGTATTCAATAGAATCGTATCCACATCACTGGGACGCAACCAAGAGCGCTCACAGACCACCCATCTTAGCACTTCAGACGCTGCATTCTCTCAGGGTTTCTTTGATGGTATGGAGCTGGCTGGTGGTTCACTTGAGATTCCTATCTATTATGAAGGAAATGGAATCCTGTTAAAGGCTGCTATTGGCTCTGTCGTTGATGGTGGTGGGCCTCCTTATAGCCATACCTATCGCCCGACTGCTGTACTTCCATCTTTAGAAATCACAGTGCAAAGAGGATCTGGAAATGCCGAGCTTTTTGAAGGCTGTGTAATATCGACCATGTCTCTGAGCGTTGAGGCTGGTGGGGAGATGACGGCGTCATTTGAGATCATTGCTGAGACGGCTCAGGCTCGCTCTGGTTCTCTTACCCCAAGCTATGGAGATGGTGTCCAGGTTCTTCATTATCAAGCCGGAACAATGAGCTTTAACAGCGTTAATTATTCTTTGCGCTCTCTTGATTTCAATCTGGATAATAAGATCGATCGTCGAAATCTACTCGGTTCAAAACTGACCGCTCAGCCTCTGATCACTGATATTAGAGAAGTCACCATGACGGTCACTTGTGATCTTGAGGATGACAATCTGTACAATGCTCAGTTAGCAGGAACTCAGTCAGATTGTGAAATCACTTTCACTGGTACAGATGCCGATGCTGATACATTCAAACTGAAGCTGTTCAACGCTGTGATCACTAGCTATAGCGATGAGATTAATACTGTCGGACGTATAGAACGCACGATCGAATTTCAGGGTCTGGCTGACAGCAGTGATCCAGCCTTTGAGATTGTAATTGTGAATCAGGATATTTCTGGAATAGGAAATTAAACCCTTCAAACATAGGCAGGACATGAAGGACATACTCAACAAAATAGCGGCTCAAAGCCGCTTTACTATTGATATCTTTTCTGGACAGGTAAAAGTCCAGGGTCGCATTCTTAGCCCTCAAGAGTCTGAGGCTCTGGGGCTAACCTCTGGCATGATCGCCTCTCAACTCTTCCCAGACAGAGCAAAGGCCAGCATGAAGGAGTGGACTAAGCTCGCAGAGCAGGCAGAGAGCGGAGAGCATAACGTGGATGAGATTTTGAACGCTATCAAGGACATTCGCCCAGAGCAGCTTTTGAAAATCTCAGAGCATCAGGATCGGATTATCTCAAAGGTCATCAAGTCGGCCAGCTCAGACGATGGGGCAACATGGGAGCCTCTTCAAATCGTACTATCTGAGACAGAGCAAGATCCTGATAGAGGTCGGCTGTGGGTTGGCTTGCTGAGTTCACAAGACAGAAGAGCAATCATAGACAAGGCCATGCAAGGCCATAAGGAGGCAGCGGAAGCTCTTGCCAGCTTTTGATAAGGACGAATCTCTTATATATCTATATGATATAATAGGAAAAACCTATGGGGTTCTGCCGTCAGAAGTGCGGAAGCTCCCCTGGTCTGATCTTCTTATATGTGCTCGCTGTGTATGGTCCAGGTCTGTCAGGATGAAGAGAGCCATGAAATCTGGTGGAAAAAAAGCTATGGTGTTCCCGACAGTTCCGATCTCTGATCTGATAGATATTATGTGAGGGCGAAATGGCTTCCAATATAGTGAAATATATTCTTCAGCTGGCCGATAAGGGAGCGAGCAAAGCCCTAAAATCTGTTTCTAAAGCATCTGAAAAAACATCTAAAAATTTAGATACGATTACAAAGAGATCAAAAGAAACCTCTAAGGAAATGAAAGGGTTAGCTAAATCAGCTGGGGCTATCGGTGCATCTTTTGCGGCTATGGGGATAGCTTTTAAGGCTTTTGGGCAAAGTCAGGCTGATGTAATAAACGATCTAAATGATATGAGCACCCGTTCCGGTATAGCAGCAGAATCAATACAAGCTCTTCAGTTTGCTTTTGTTGCTAGTGGACAAGAGGCTTCTACTGTTCAGGGTCTGCTTGATAAAATGCCCAAAATCATGGGTGAGTTGGCAAGAGGAACGGGCTCAGCTTCTGTAGCTGCTGAGCGTCTTGGCTTTTCAGTCTTTGATGCTACTGGCAAGCTAAAAAGCTCTCAAAAAGTATTCGAAGAAATAACAGCTGATCTTCAAGATGTAGAGAGCAAAACTGAAAGAGCTACCTTGGCGGCTGAAATATTTGGACGCCAAGCCGGAAACATGCTGCAAGCGTTTGGCCAGACTGAAGGACTAAAAACATTTGTTGAATTTACTGATAAGTTTGGCGTTGACATAGAAGCAGGGACCATTCAAGCCGCTCAATTTCAGCAAGGCATGGCGGCCTTAGACATTACGATGAAAAGAGCCGCCCAGTCTTTTGGGCTATTATTTGGTGAAAGAGGTTTCTTAGAACCAATTAAGCAAATGGCCAAAGCCTTTGTATTTTTAACAGCTACAGTCGAAACCGTTACAACATCAGTACCCTCTTTGATTGACTTTATGTTTAATCGGGTTGATGCATTAATCGCTAATTTCATTGGCAATCTATCAGAGTCTTTTTTGCCTCTCATGCAGATCTTTGGCCTTGATGATTTTGCCAAACAACTAGAAGAAGCCAGAGATAATGCGACTGCAACATTGAAACAGCTAAATAAGGATATGAACCTCAATCTGGATACTTCTGCTTTTGAAAGAGTAGAGGAGTTCGATAAAGAATTTGAGGCTCTTCTGAAAACTCTACAAAGAGAAGGAACAGCTACTCAAACAGTGATCACAGAAACAGGTGAGGACTTAGAACTTTTGGGAGAATTAGCAGAGCAAGCCGCAAAAGAAGCCGCTAAAGCCTGGAAAGAATTTGGTGATGTTTTAGATGACTTTGTTGATGTTGATTTTGCTGAGCCATTTGAGCAGATTGGCGAAGCTATGCTGTTGGTAGCCGAGGAAATGGAGAAGCATTTTGATCGGATCGTTGATAATATCGAAAAAACAGCCGGCCTTATATCAGCCATCGCCTCTGGTGATATTGTGGGAGGAGTGCAGCAGTTTACAGGTCCGATAGGTGGCGCTATTGCTGGCTCTGTTGGCGCTGTCTCTGACCTTGGTCAACGTATAGAGGAAGAGGGTGGAACTGAGTTTATAAAGCTTGACGTTGAGAACTTTGTCAGAGGTTTCGTGATCGGTCTGTCTCATCTGCCAGCGATCCTAATAGAGGTTCTGCCTCCTCTATTATTTGAGGCTGCTGGGCGTATTGTAATAGCTATTATCCAGCTGCCATTCCACATAGCAAAAGCCGTTAAAGAAGCCATCAAAGGGCTTGGTGATGTGTTTGATGAGAGGCAAAAAAGAAGAGAGGAAGAAGGGTTGGGAGCAAATACAAAGCGCAATGCATCAAGATTGGCTGAAGCCTTGGTGTCTGGTGTCATGATGGGAGGAGGCTCATTTATTCCTAAGGCTGCTAACGGTATGCGGTTCACAGGTAATCGAAGAGGGCTGGCGATGCTCCATGAGGGCGAGTTTGTCGTTCCCCAGTCAGGAAGACAGTCTCAAGCCGTTATGAGGCAGATGGGCCAGTCTGGCGGCGTGAATATCGTTATCAATGCTGACGTAGTAGAGCGCAATGCTATTGATGAGCTGGTCCGCAGAATAGAGCGTCGATTTGATCTATTTGGAACGTCAACCAGTCCACTATTCTCACAGGGTTAGACATGGCTGCTAAATTTTGGTATTATCCAGAGCCCGACGGCTCTCATCTGGTAGAGATTGATTTGAACGAGCCTCTAGCTGAGCTATTCAGTGATCAGCAGGTTGATGCCTCTGATGGTACTGCTATGGATGGATCTCTGTCTAGAAGCGTCACAAAAAACGGCGAGATCATCACCATCCAGAGAGACAGGATGGCAGGAGGGGAGGAGCTTGCTCATCAGTTCGCAGCTATGCAAAGTCATCTTGATCGAGGTTACAGCGTCGCTTTTACTGCTGATCATAGATATGCATGGGCTGGACCAGTCACAACCAATCCAACTGGTGGAGACTTTGATCTTTTTGTTGGACCCAATCCATTCAGACAGTTTACAAATGGGGGCGGCGTTACTCCTATACCTGTGGCCAATCAATACATAGTCATTGAAAACCAGCCGCCTGGAATGATTACAGAGACCCAAAAGATACAAGCCGCTACAGTCACAACAAACGGAGGAGGCACGATCACATGCTCTAAGCGGGTGAACTTCACTTATCCATCTGTAGCCTTTGCTAGATGGTATCGTTTTTGGCCCGTTCTCAAGCGCCCACAGGAAGACCTAAATAGGAACATTATCACCAATGAGCATGGGATTACGTTCTCTCTGTCTTTGCGCTTGGTTCCTGACTACAGCACCCTGTTCAGTTTTCATCCTCGTACAGCTTTAGCGACAGACCCAGCGCTTATAGGTATAAGTCCTGGATCGGGCTCTGTGAATGATACAGAAGGCCGCTATAGTATTGATTTCCATGCAGAGCTACAGCAGACTCTTCAAGAGTCTGAGATGAACCAGAGATTATCAGAAATCTGGTCAAGGATCAGCTAATGGGTTGGTCTTCTGCTTTTGTTTCTGCTCTGAATAACTCAGCCATAGTTCCCTATTATGAGCTTGAGTTTCTCACCCTGCCAAATGGTCTGGGCGATGGCTTTACGATTACCAGCGACACAGGAGCAGCTAGAATCTCTGAGGATGGCCCGTCAATGCAGGGGACTTCTGTTATTCCAGGAAGGTGGAATGTCTCATTCGGTGGGTTTACTGTTGACGTCGTTGGCGATCTTAGACCGTACAATGAAAAAATAGCTAAAGGGCAGATGGCAATTCTAAGATGTGCGATCAGGATGTCAGGCGGCTATTCTCCAGCTGAGATCGTTGGCTATGGTCAACTATACAGTATCAGAGGAGGAAGGCAGCGCTGGACTCTGGCATTTAGGGATCTGCTTACAACATTCCAGACGTCAGCCAGCAGCAAAATATCCGGCTCTGTTCATAGTACAAATGCCAGCTTTCCAGAGTATAGGCTGTTTACTAATGCAGGGCGATCAACAGGGCTATCAGCGCCTTGGAATGGGTCCAGCGCTACAATATCGGTCAATGATGGATCATTTTTTGAAAGGGAATCAACCGAGTCAGGAATAATCAAGATCACTCATTCAGGCGGCACATTTTATCTAAACATGGCCTCTGTAGCTGGTAACAATATCACCATCACCTCTTCCACAGCCGCTTATCCGTCTCCTGATGCCTCTTCTGCTGTCAATGTAGCAGGGACACAGGTTTTTAATACCTGTCGTCTCAAGGGCAAGCCTTACAATATTATGGCCAAGATTCTCAGGAGCACAGGAGCATCAAACCCGGTTTCAGCTGGGCCACATGGTTCAAGAGATACCTATCCAATTACGTGGTCTGTAGGTGGTGAGCTTGAGCCTCAGATCTTTGATATCTCTGATGCATTGACCATGTCAGAGTATCTAAGGACGTCAACAGGAGTTACCTACAGATGGCAAATAGTTCTTGATGAGGTTCCATCTGACGGCATCAGGAACATAATCACCAGAGCAGCTTCAGCTGGTCAATGGCCAGTATGGAGGCAGGGCGCTGTCTCTTGGCGCTGTGCTATCCATCCAAATGGGTTCGGCGCATTCCAGCACCCTATAATAGCTGATAGCATTAGTGATGATGATATCATCGCTATAGAGGATCACGAGTGGTTTTCACCTGATGCTGGGGTGATATACAACGGCAGCAAAATAACATTTAGAAAAACCTGGGCAAGTGGTGCAGAGGCTATAACAGGAACAAGCGGAGTCTCTGGAAATATTAGAGCCCTTCCAGCTGGAACAAATAAAGGCTATGATAATAGCCTGCTCTATAGGATAGACGGCAATGAGTCATTAATGGCAGCTGCTGATCTGGGTCGAATTCATCCTTGGAATGTATACACGCACGCAAAGATCACCTTGAGAACAAAGCTCAGACTATCGACGCTGTGCGCTGGTGATATTGTGAAGCTGACCTCAGCCTTTATCTATGACAGAGATACACCAAACGGAAGAACATTTAACAATCGGCGGGCTATGGTTACATCAGTCAACTACAGCATCAGCAGACAAAGCTGCATCGTCAGCTTGGCCATACTTCCAGACAGAAATCTATAAATATATATATATAAATATAGGGATATACATATGAGCGACAGACCCCAGATCCTTGATGTGATAGCAGTAGATTATGGCTTTGCTGTCTTTGAGAAAGATAACTATGATCTGAATATCATCGGCGTAAGAAATCCCGACGGTCAGCCCGATGTGTATGATGATCAGCTGGTGATTTGCTATAAAGTTGGCGGTAAATGGAAGGAAGAGCGTTTCAAATGCACCACTGATCCAGGTCTGTACTGGATGAATAAATCGGGCATGCGTGGTGGTGGGGTAGCGATAAAGCAGCACCCCCAGCAGATGAGAGGAGCTTATTCTTTGGGGCTACATGCTGGCAAATATGAAGCCCTAAGACAGACAAAGCCGATCAAGATCTGGAGAGATGGAAATCGGGATAATGTCCACGACTATGGACATATTAGCGATACAGGGATCTTTGGTTGTAACATCCATCGAAGCTCAGCAATAAGAGACACAGAGAGCGAGCCCGTCGGCAGATACTCAGCTGGCTGCACTGTCATAGCTGATCCGGCTGATTTTGAGCGCTTGCTATGGCTCTGCAAAAAACAGATAGAGCATCATAACTGGCAGCGCTTTACGTATACTCTGATTTGTGGGGATTACTAGTGACTTGGATATATACTCTCATTGGAGGGCTGGCGGCTGGGGTTGGCGGGACTATACTGTTTATCCGTTCAGGTAAAGACACGACAGCCGAGAAAGTGATCGAAACCATCACAGTTCCAGCAGCCAATCTAACAGAGCCCGACCTCTTAGAGGTTCCATGCTCCTCAAAATACATAGAGGAGCATGGAGAAGGTCTATGCCGAGAAATGTTCTGCCGGATGACTACCAGAGGCATAGACAGCAAAACATCAGGCCAGGAATGTGAGGAGATCGCCAACTTGCTTAACAGCCTTGAGATGTTGGACAGCTGCAAAGAGGCAGCAGATCCTAATCAATGCTATGATGTTTTCCGATACAGGAAGTGAATATGAATGCAGAACAAGCTAAAGGCTGGGCTGAAATCCTCACAGGGCCATTTTCAGCGTTGCTTCTATGTATGGGTATCATTTACAGTATGGCCGTCTATGTACCTACGTTAACGGCTCGCCATTTCGATGCTGTGGATCGGATGATGGATGAACATAAGCAAGATCGGGAAATCTATAGAGAGAGCATGGAGAAAATGAACGACTCTATAAAAGAGCTTCATCATAAAGTCGATCGCCTAAATTATTAGAGGCTCCCCATGTATGATGAAGAGCCTCGTTTGGATTTGCTCAGCGCTTGGCTGATATTTATCTTTGTTTTGATGTTTGTCTACTGGTCAGTACAGTCTTGAGGACCACAGAGCACATAATATTCAGCGCCATCGGTCACTTGGCAAACCCCAGCTGCCAGAATGAGAGTCATTAGAGCCACTGACCAGATAAACATTTCGATAAGTTTTTGGTCTTTCATTTCTACTTCTCCTCTCTGCTGATGATTTCCATTGACTGAGAGCAGATTCCTACCATTAGTCTGGACTCATCCCAGCTCCAAATCTCTGCTGTATCTTCAGGCTCTTCTCCTCCAAAGATGGGGAAGTTTGACCAGTCGTCCAGCTCATCAAGATCGCCAGATTTAATGAGCTTAAAAAGGTCATCCAGACTTTTAATGTGTAGAGCATCCAATTCTTTTTGTGTCGTTATGGGCATTTTATCTCCGTTTGTTGGTTACATTCTTATAATATATGATATTATATAATATGCAAAGAAAAAAACACATATTGATATAAAAAAAAATATCTATGCCTTCTTTTTGTCTCTGAGCCAGGCAACAAAATCAAGGCCCTGCTCTACATTCCAGAAGATCTGAATCCTTCCCGGCCCTGTGATCTCAGGCTGGATCGCTATCAAGCAACTGGCTCCGAAGTCCTGAGAAGGAAACCCCTTCTCCATAGCATAGCGATCAACCTTTTTATAGCCTCTCACCCGTACAGCATGAGTTATTCGCTTGTGTCTTTGCTCAGTGCTCAGCTGGCCCCACTGATGAAGATGACCAGCTGTTAGCAGGTGGCATTTTCCATCAAGCATGGCCTCCTTATGCACTCCATGAGTAGGATGATAGAAGCTTCTTCCCTTGAAATCATGACGACAGACCCAAATCAACTCTTCCAGATCTGGCCTTCCCTTAAATCGAAATGTGATCCTGAGCTCATCAGGAGCATAGCACATTACTTGCGTCCGACGGCTCAGCCATGCCAGAGGATCAACGCCTGGACCATGCGCCCAAGCGTCATGATTACCGCCAACGATACAGATATAGTTAAGACTACTCAGGAGCCACTCTGAGAGCCTCCACCCGTCGGAGGCTGTTACAGACGCATTGGCATAGAGCCGAGCCAGTCGACCGATCCAGTTGTCTTGTATGTCTCCAACACAAGCAGCATAGACGCCGTCATATTTGCTAACAAGATCAACGTGATAGCTTAGCTGTTTCATATCACAGCCATCATTGTCAATGTGAGGATCACCAATAACAAATATGCCAAATGGCTCAGGTGGCATCTCTAGGATCCGTCTATGCCTAGACGATTTGACCTGCTTTCTTTTGTTCGCCTTGATTCTCTGCCTGATTAGCTCTGTGATTGGGATCTCTTCATCGTCATCGGTGATTTCTTGCACTTGCTCCCAAGAGCTAAAATATTGGGCCTCTTCCATGCCCTGATCTACTCGTTCATAACAGGTTCTCATGCTGTTATAGGTTACAGTTTTCCCTGTATACTCTGATAGGATCTCCGCAGCTTTTCGAACGCTGAGCCCTGAGATCTTGCACTCTATTATTTTAGCTCTGTGCTCTGTTAGTATATCTGGAGCCGTTAGTTTATCGTCCATAATCACCTCGCTGGGGCGATTATAGCAGAGATCGAAGCTCTTTGATCGTCAAGCTTAAAACAGAGCGATCTGAGCTGGTGGGCTGCTGCTCAAATGCTCATAAATCGCCTGAGCGAATCCCTGTGGGGTTAGGCTTCTAAGATATTGTCTATTGGGTCCAGGCGGCAGCAAATGCATTTTAGAGCCATGTATGGGGGACAATGGCTTTCTTTTCGGCTTTTCAAAGTTGGACCAAATACAGGTCTTCTTTGTATAGCGATCCTTATCGGGATCGGGTGAGTATCCAGCATACTCAAAGGGGTTAAAAGACCAATCTGGCTTTCTCCAATGACTGGATAGCCTACCAACTGGATTTTCTATGAGCCAGTAGGTAGCTTTATCACAGAATGATCTTGCTATTCTGACAAGCTCAAGGCTCTGCTCCAATGCCTCTGGACCTTTCTTCTTCCAATGAAGAGCACCACTAACAGCCAGGTGAGTGCATGGAGGGAAGGCAAAGACAACATCAAACGGATGAAACTCATCAGCAGACAGATGCCTGATATCTATCTGTATGTTTCCAAATCGGTGCTTTGGCTCCTGCTGATCGATGCACAGCACCGAGTGCCCAGCATCCACCCAAGGCGCAACCATAACCCCAGAGCAATCAAATAATGATAGAATCTTCATTCTGTGCCTTCAAAAATGATAAGAGAAGAAGGCAGGCCAGCCCCATTATTTCCTGCCTTGGTCTTCCTGACCTGGGGCTGGTCCTGCCTTTGATTACTCGGGAACGTGCAGGAGGGATGACAGAGCAGCCCTGATAAGGTGGCTTGGCGTCGTTCCGTTCTTATGTGCTGCTGAGATTAGAGCCTCTTCCATGTGCAGAGGAAGAACGACAGTGCGCCGCTTGGACTCTCTTCCATGATTGTTCTTTCCGCTTAGCTGGGCTCTGAGCGGAGAGAAGATAAGCTCTCCACAGCTACAGGTGAAGCTTTGAATTCTCGCCTCCTGTAGATGGATCTTTTTACATTTTGGGCATTTGATAGCTATTTTTCCATGTAAGGACATGATTATTCTCCGATGGCTCTGCAATATAGAGCGGTTAAATGTCTACAGAATTTCTCTGGTCGATATTGGTGGCCTTTGCAGTCGCACCACCAGGATAGTTTTTTTTCGTCTGGATTTCTGAACCAGTATGGGGTTCTAATAGAAGCAAAATACTTCTCTGTAGTGGTTGACGATTTGACTACACAGTCAACCCGTACCAGCTGCCCATTCTCATAGAGAGGATTGGGCTTAGTGAGGAAGGTGACCTCTTCCCGGCTGCCTACCGGGAAGGGATAGGAAGAGAGCCTCTTCATGGAATCAGGCGGCTCAGATATTTGTCAATGTTGGCTTCATCCAGCTCATGCATCCAGAGAAAATCTTCAGCGCATGCGCCAAACTTATGGCAGAACTCTCTGGCTTGGATTCTGCCAGTTATCCCCATACAAGGCTTATTGATGACGAGCCAGAGCAGCACATGGGACCAGAAATCATTTAGGGTTCTGAAGACTTGAGGGCCCCAAGGATTCTGTTCTCTTCTCAGTGTAGCGCCACAACCTTGGCATTTTAGCGCCGTCCATCCGATGAAGGATATATCCTCATGCATATGCTGACAGCCTGGGCATTCAAAGTCGATTAGCGCTTGCTCTCCTGACATTCTCCAGTTTAGGAAGGTTACATCCCATTCAAGATCAGAAGCGTCTTGTGGATAGAGTTCAGGATTATCAAATTTCGACATTTTGTTTCTCCGTTGTTGTTGGTACTCTCTTATAATATCAGATTATAGTGATATATCAATAAAATATTATATAAATATAAAAAAAGCCCCCATGCATGTTGCAGCATGGGGGCCAAGATCCAGCTTCGATCTTTATCAGCAG